GTGGCCGACGCCGGTCAGGCTGCGGGCCTTTTGGGCGAGCGCGTCTTTGGGTCTGGCGCTTTTAAGAACCAACTCGGCGAGGACTTTGCTGGCGACGTTCGGCTTGGCCGCTGGCGGGTCGAATGCAAACGCCGCAAGACCGGCTTCAAAGTCATCTACGACGCATTCCTGCAAGACGACGCGGACATTGTCTGCGTCCGCGCTGATCGCGCCGAGCGGCTGTACGTCATCAAAGAACCTTTGCTGATGGAGCTGCTGAAGTGCGCGACTTCTTGAACCACTGGCCGACGTTCTTGCTGCTCGCTGCGCTTGTGTTCGTGGTCATCGCTGACAAGAACCCGCGCTTGGCGCGACTGATTTTTTGAAGAGAGAGAGGAAGAGATTGTGGAGATTCTAAAAGGACCATCGATGCAACCACCGCGGATTCTGATTTACGGCCCGCCCGGTGTGGGTAAGACCACGACCGCGGCGAAGGCACCAGACTGCATCATCGTGCAAACGGAGGAAGGCGCCGACATTGTTGGAGCCGATCGCTTTCCTGTTGCGTCAAACGTCGCAGCAGTATGGGAAGCACTCGACCAGCTTGAGAACGACGCACATGACTATCACGTCGTTGCGCTGGACTCGCTCGATTGGTTCGAGGCACTGGCCTGGGCCGAGGTGTGCCGCACTCACAAGATTAACTCGATCGAGGACTTGGGCTACGGCAAGGGCTATGTCGCAGCTATGGACGTGTGGCGCTCGTTGTTGTCGCGGCTGACGCGACTACGCAACAAAGGCATGGCGATCGTGCTCATTGGGCATAGTCAAGTTAAGCGCTTTGAGGCGCCAGACATGGATGCTTTCGACCGCTACGAAATCAAGCTGCACAAGAAGGCCGGCGATCTCTGCGTTGAGTATTGCGACCTCGTGGGCTTCGCCACGATGCGGATGACAACCCGCGAAGAGACCACGCCGTTCGGGCAAAAGAAAACAAAAGCCGTGGGCAGTGGCGAGCGCGTTCTGCGCACCGCAGCGCGGCCCAGCTACGTCGCTAAATCTCGTTACCAAATTCCAGAAGAGCTGCCGCTCGATTGGGCGGCGCTCGTTAATGCAATCAGAGAAGGAGCGAACAATGGTTGAGCTTAATTTTACAGTAGACCCCAACATGCAAAGCGGCGGTGGGGGCGACTGGCAACCGCTTGAGCCCGGCGACTACACCGGCTCGATCGTTGACGCTTCGCAAAAGACATCGCAAACCGGCAACAAGTACTTATCGGTACAGGTCACGATCGAAGGCAAAGGCAGCGTTTGGGACAACCTCAACCTGTGGCACTCGAACCCCAAGGCGGTGTCGATCGCGAGCGAGAAGCTCAACGCGATAGGCAAGGCGGTCGGCTTGGGTCATATCGCTGACACTGAGCAGTTGCTCGCCAAGACGGTCACGATTTCGGTGGGTGCAGAACCGGACCAGAACGGCAAAACCCGCAACACCATCCTCGATTACAAATCGGCAGCGGCTCCTCCCGTCGCTGCGCCCGCAGTCGCCCCGCCCTCCACCGCGGCGGCTGCACCCGTGGCCCAGGGGAATCCCTGGACTGCGTAACTTGGCGGGGGGCCGGAGGCTACTCACCACCACGGTCCCCCGTCTTTTTTCGGAGGCTCTATGTCACAGAACGATTTGATTCTTGAGCACTTGCGCGAAGGCCGTGGGATTACCGCGATCGAAGCGCTCGGTCTCTATGGCGTGTTCCGACTTGCGGCGCGGATTAAAGACCTACGCAACGCGGGTCATCCGATCGTTTCTTACAAAACGCATGTTTCCGGCGGTCGCGCAATTGCACGGTACGAATTAAATGAAATTGGAATATAGCGACCCCGTACTCGCGGCGGCTGACCGCGAGTTAGAACGGCGCGAAAACTCGCGTCCACGGCGCATGTATCTCGGCATGTCGTCCGGCGGACGGTGTGCGCGGCAGCAATGGTTCAACTGGCTGTGGGTGTCGCAGCGCGAGCTGGGGGCTAAGTCATTGCGAGCAATCGCGGATGGCTATGCCGGAGAGGACATTGCCGCCGCTCGCATTCAGGCGGTCGAAGAAGTGGTGTTGCTCACGCGCGATCCTGAGACTGGTGAGCAGTGGGCGGTGGACGACGCTGGCGGCCACGTTGCCGGACACTTGGATGGCGTCGTAATGCACCACCCAACGGCGCCGAAGACCAAGCATGTGTGGGAAAGCAAAGTCGTCAACGAGCGCTCGCTCGCGCGGTTCCGCAAGATCAAGGGCGATGCTGGCGAGAAGGCCACGCTGCGGCAATGGAATCCTGAGTACTGGGTACAAGCGCAGCTCTACATGCTGCATACCAAAATGACGCGCCACTGGATGGTCGTGTCTGCTTCTGGCTGTCGCGACTGGGACTCCTGCCGCACTGAACTCGATCGCGACCAGGCTGAGTACTTCGCCGAGCGCATGCGGAGCATGGTTGCCAATGTTGATGAGCTGCCGGAGCGCGTGAGCGAAAGCCCTGCGGCGGGCGCGTGTCGGTTTTGTGACTTTATCGACGTCTGCCACGAGGGTGCGGCGATCGAACGCAACTGTCGCACTTGCCGCTTTAGCACGCCGGTCGATGGTCCTAATTGGATGTGCGGCCTCGATGATGTCGCGCTGACACGCGACCAGCAGATCGCTGGATGCGGACGGCATCGCTATCGAGCAGCGCTGGTGCCGGGGCGAGAACTTTCTGTCGATGAATTGGACGTGACCTATCGCCTTCGCGATGGGCGCGAGTGGACTGATGGAGGTGCGAGTGAACGACCCGTTTAGTGCTGGGATTTCTACTGATCGCAACTTGCCGCTGGCTGACCAGCTCGCAGAGGTTCGGTCGTCTATAAAATTGTTGAAGGTGCGCGAGCAAGAGATCGTCGCAAAGGTTGTTGAACATGGCGGCGATCGCGGAGCGTTCAATAATGCTGTCGTTACAACCATCGATCGGCGGTCGCTCGATAACAAGCTCGTGCGCGAGGAGCTGGGTGCGCGTGTTGCGCAGTTCGAGAAGGTGACGTCGGTGACGTCGGTGCGGTTGGAAGATCGCGATGACTGACTGGTCCGAGGAAGAGAACGAGACGCTGCTGGCTGGTGGTCGTGCCGGTGGTGAGTACCTGGAGTCGATCAGCAAGACAGACCTTGCAACATTAACGAAAGACGAATGGCTGACGTTCTTGCAGTGCCTTGGCAACGAGCTGCACAAGGTCACGATGGTAAAGGGCGAGGTGTGGCTGCACGATCGCGACGGTGTTCAGGTGGCGGTGTACCGCCCGATCACTTCAGCATGGTCGGGATTGCCCGAGCCTAAGTTCTCGTTGGACGAGGTGATGAAGTTCGTGCCGGACGAAATCATCTCGGTGAAGCAGCACTTGATGCCAAATACGAATGTGCGCGCTGTGCGTGAACTGCCGCCGAATGGCGACAAAATACCGTTTTGAGTGACAAGCTCAAACATATCCTGGTGGATTTATCCGAGGCCAACGAGTTTGTGGCAATTCGGCACCGACACCACAGGCCCGTCGTCGGCCATAAGTTTAGCATTGGCGCCCAGCTCGGCGGGGTTCTGGTCGGCGTTGTGATCGTGGGGCGCCCGGTGTCGAGGCACCGCGATGACGGCCATACCCTTGAGGTCACCCGGTGCTGCACTGATGGGACGCGCAACGCATGTTCGTTTTTGTACGGTGCCGCCGCCAGGGCCACGTTTGCGCTGGGCTACCTCAAACTCGGGACGTACACCCTACCCTCAGAAGGCGGGTCAAGCCTCCGTGCGGCGGGATGGAAACTGATAGGTGAGCGTGGCGGCGGGTCGTGGTCGGTCCCGAGTAGGCCCAGGATCGACAACCACCCAACAGAGCCAAAGTTTTTGTGGGAGACATACCGTTTTGAGTGACAAGCGCAAACATACGGCGCGCGTTGTCTACGCGCCAAACGCGCGGCGCAAGGATGGGATGGCCGGCTTTGCGCGCAACTGGAACCCAGCGTCATTCGGTGGCGAGCTGCCGCCCGACCGATCGTGCCAGTTCGTTGACTGCGAGGTGCGCTCGGTGCGCGGCAACTACTGCGCCGAGCACGCGGTGGTGATGTATGCGGACAAGCAAAGCACCGACGCCAAGACGAGGCCTGTACCCGTTGGTTTGTTGCTTGATTCGAACGCCTGCCACAGTCCGGTCTGCGATGAGTGACCCGATGCGTATGAAACACAAACGTGGTTGCAATGGGTCTTAATGAGTGACCGCGTACTACAACGAGCACGACAGGTTTGCCGCAGCGTGGCTGCGCGAGTTGATCGCCGATGGGCTAATCGCTGCGGGCGATGTCGATGAGCGGTCAATCCTCGATGTTCCCGCCGACGACCTCCGAGGCTACACCCAATGCCACTTCTTCGCCGGAATCGGTGGATGGTCCTACGCGCTCCGGCTCGCCGGATGGCCCGACGATCGAGAAGTCTGGACCGGATCATGCCCCTGTCAGCCGCTTTCGAGCGCGGGACAGCAAAAGGGCCATGCCGACGAACGACACCTCTGGCCCGCTTTTTACGAACTCATCGCCGAGTGCAGACCTTCAACGGTCTTTGGAGAACAGGTTGCGTCAAAACTTGGACGTGAATGGCTCTGCGGAATACGCACTGACTTGGAAGACGCACGATATGTTGTCGGGGCCGCCGATCTGTGCGCTGCGGGCGCGGGCGCACCGCACATTAGGCAACGGCTCTTCTGGGTGG